ATTTGTAAGATTAACTGCAGCAGGAGTAAGTCAAGCACAGGCCTTAGAATTAGTTGCTGATGCAAACATGGCAATGGCTATTTCACGTATAGAAGATATTACGGAATTAGAAAAATGGATAAAAACATATAAAGAGGCAGATGCAGTAATCAAAGCAACAGCAAGATCAAATGATCCAATTAAAGCATTTCGTGATGATATGGATAAAATTAATGAAATGTTGGATGTTCAAGAACAACAGGCTAGGGCTAAATATCAACCAGAAATTGATAGAGTCAATGGTTTAATTGAGGCAAATGAAAAAGCAATAGAAACAAAACAGCGTTATATTGAAATTGAATATGAAAGACCAATTCAACAACGTCAATCTGCAATTACAGCATTAAATCATGATCTTTCTTTAATAGAAAAAACTGCATCTGAAATAACTAAAAAATATGATAAACAAAGAGAGGCTTTAGAACAGGTCTATTCTATTAATCAAAGAATTACCGATCAGCAAAAGGCTAAACTTTCTCTTGCTGATGCATTAACAACTGGAGATATTTCTCAAGCAGCACAAATAGTACAAGACATTAGAAGTCAAGAACAAAGTTACGCAAGAGAACAAAGTTTAAATGCTTTAGAGATTGCACAAAATAGAGAAATAAATGCTTTAAGGTCTGAAGGCGGTTTAACAAAACTTCAAATTGAAGAAAAAATTTATACTTTGGGAGAAGAAATATACTCTCTAGAACAAAAACAAGCAATAGTTTCAGCAGAAATTTTAGTGCTTCAAGATAAAAATTATAACTTAAAAGTTAATGAATTAGCAAAGGCACAGGCATTACTTGATAATGAAATGAAACTTATTGAGCAACAAAGAGTAAAATGGACAGAGGCAGAACTTGCTCTTAAAAGTGCAGAGGTTTCAACCAATGACTATACAGAAGCGTTAAAGAGATCAGAAGAAGTTCTAAAGAGAATGGCAGCCTTGTGGGCATCTATGGGAAGCAAAACATCTGCATCTTTGGGAACTCTTACAGATATAGTTGGTGGCGGAACAGGTTATAACTCAGAAATTGATGGAATAAATTCAACCTATATTGATCCAAATACTGGACACGAAATGTTAAACTTAAGCGATCCAGATAATGCTGCTTCAGCAAGACTGCAAGCACAAGCAGATGCTTATTTTAAACAAAACCCACAACTTGATCCAAAAACAGGTCAACTAAGAATGGCTACTGGTGGATTAGTTGCTGGATCTGGAATGACAGATAGTGTTCGTGCAATGCTTACTCCAGGAGAATTTGTTGTTAACAGGGCTGCTTCACAAAAATTTGGACCATTACTAGAAAGAATAAATGAATCTAAATACCCTGGAAATTTATCTTTTGGCGGTACCCCTACAGTAACTGGAATTAACAATAATTCGATAAACAACAATAGCAGTTCAGTGTATAATTATAGTCTAAACATAGATGTAAACGGAACTTCTGCAAGTCCAGACGACATTGCCAGAACAGTAATTACACAAATTAGAAATATGGATGCTCAAAGATTAAGGGGGAATAGGTTCTGATGGCCAATGCAACATACTTAACAGGTAGACGTAAATATGCACTCCCACAAGGAATGCTTTGGTCGGAAAACTCAGGAACTCTACTTGATGGATATTACTACCCTAATGGATATGAAATTGGATCAGATTTAACTGGCGTACCAGCAAATGAGCAAAACACATTTTTAATTTTATCAGACCACAATAGAGATGAACTATCTTTTAGCCAAGAAAGAATTCAAAAAAGAGAAAGAATGATTAATGGAAATATGAGAGCATATAATATAGCAGACAAAATTAGTTTATCAACTTCTTGGCGAATGCTACCATCAAAAGCATATGCAAATAACCCATCTTTTGATTCTAGTGGTTTGACAGATTTTCGTGGAACTACAGATGAATTTACCGTTGATGGTGGTGCTGGCGGATTAGAATTACTAGAATGGTATGACAATCATAAAGGGCCATTTTGGGTTTATTTAGCATATGATAGATATGACAATAACACAAAATATAATCAGATTGTTCAAATGTATTTTAGAGACTTTTCTTATTCTGTAATAAAAAGAGGATCTTCTACCCACGACTTATGGAATATTAATATAACGCTAGAAGAGGTTTAAAATGTTTAGCGATAGCGATCTTGTAGAGTATTTAAAAACATCTAACGATATATCTTTACAATCAGTTGTTATTGCTGAATGGAATATGAATGTCCCTGGTAACATTAAAAAAGTAGGAAACTATAGATATAGGCCAAATGATATTGCCAGCATTTATAGAAATATCCCTAATACTTTTGACTCAGAAGATAGCGGAGACTATTATACAAATGCTGAATTATCTTATGAGCAAATACAAAATACATATAATACTAACGATACACTACAACTGTTTCAATCTTTAGATCAAAAAAAATCTTTATATTATTCTTTAGAAGATTGCCTTAAACCATTTAGACCAAGATCTGGTATTAACAAAATATCATTTTTTGATAAAAAGTATATACCAACAAATGTTATGTTTGGAAATAATGCTCCAAGATATTATATGTCATCACGAAACGATATTTTTAAATATTGGACATCTTATAGAAAAGAAAATGGAATTGAAAGAGGTATTGCAAATAAAACAATTAATAACATTAATTACATAGAAGATTCATGTCCCTTTGTAGTATATAAAGAAAGTGTTCCATGTAACAGGATTGTTGTAAAAATGCAAACCAATGTTGGACAAAATGATCCTGGTAATTTTCAAGATATTGTTGGCACAAACTCTAGCCCATTCTATGGTAATCAAAATAAAACTATTCCAAATAGATTCAAAATACAAATTTTAAAAAATAATAACTGGATAGATATTTTAAGTATTGATCAAAATAGTAAAAGATTAGACGACTCTGATATTATTGGTCCAGATGGATATTTAGAATTATCATATTTAAATAATGAATGGTTTTTAAAATCTGAATCAGTTGACTATAATACTCCATTTGTTACAAAAATTTCCAATCCAACAAAGACCACAAATATTGATAATACATTTTTTTATAATGAGTTTGATTATATTGATGGTATAAGAATAGTAATTTTATCAATGAATAAATTTGATTCAGTTTTTGATTTAATTGAGATGTCTCCAAGACTTGCTGTAAATATTTCAAATAACGTTTTAGATTTTCAAATAACAAAAACAATGTCTGACATGTCTCAAGGCGCTATTCCAGTAGGTCAATTACTTGCATCTAATGGTACCGTTACTATTTTTGATGAAGAATTGGCTTTTAATGAAAACAATGAAAATAGTATTATAAAAAATTATTTAAACAAAAATATTAAGTTTGTTTTTTATGAAAATATTTATAATGATGATTTAACTATAAACTATTTTGTTCCAATTAAGACGTTGTATTCGGATAACTTTCCACAAGCAACTGATGATGGATCTACAATATCAATTAATCTTCGTGATTTTTATTTTTATTTTGAGTCTCAAACAGCACCAAGAATGCTTTTGACTGATGTATCTTTGAGTTTTGCAATATCAACATTATTAGATTCCGTAGGTTTTTCAAATTATACATTTAAAAGAATTGGATTAGAAAAAGATCCAATCATTCCTTATTTTTTTATTGCTCCAGATCAAAGTTTGGCTCAAGTTTTAAATGAGTTAGCAGTATCAACTCAAACTGCAATGTTTTTTGATGAATATAATAATTTTACTATTATGAGCAAAAACTATATAATGCCAGAGGCTGGAGAAAGAGAGTCATCATTTACTTTAGTTGGAACAAATAATCAACAAAAAATGGGTGCAATTAAAAATAAAGCATTGTCCTCAGAACTACCAAATGTTATTTCTATATCTTCACAAGACAAAAAAATATATAATGATGGGAAAGTTAACTACACTTCGAGATATATTCAAAGATCTTATGGCTCTATTAAACAAAGCACTTTAGTAGATAAAGAAAAAACTTGGATTTATAAACCAGCATTGTTGTGGGAAGCATCTGGAGAAGATGTATTAAAAACAATAAACTCACAGGTAGACAAACAATCAAGTTTTGTTTTAGGTGCAGTCCCTATTAATTCTGACTTATCAATATCTCTCCCATCAGTATCCAATGGATCTATTATTAATAATACTGTTGATTTAGGAGAAAATGTTTATTGGTTAACTAAATATAAAGGATATTTTTATTCTAGCGGAGAAGTTATAAGATATGATGCTGTTCAATTTAATATAACAGGAACTGGCAATGTTTGGATATCAAACAATCAAGAGTATCAAGAGTATATGGCATCGCTCCCATTTAATGGCAAAATATATCCAACAGGATTAATTAGAATTTTGGCAAACCCATATTATGAAACAATTGATGGCGAAACAAAAATAAAAAATGGTCCAGTTTTTGAGCATGGAAGAGGACAGTTTGGAACAGTAGTTACTAGTCATACAGCAGGCATATCAAGTAATTGGACACAAGAAACATATCTTCGTGGTTGCAATATGAAGTCTAACTATTTATTTACAACTAGTCCAGAAATTGAATATCCTATAGATCTTACGGCGGGTGCTGCTGGAGTTAATAATACATTGGCTAAAAAATCTTCAAGAACTGGCATAATTAAAAATTTTATGGCAAGCAATTATTTAACTGAAACAGAATTAAATAATTTACAATCAACTCAGAGTGGAACAATTCAATCATCGGCATTAGTAATGTCTGGCCCATCTTTTAGTTCTACAGATAATCCAATTGACTTTATATCTTATGTATATAAACCATTAGATAGTTCTTATAAACATTTTGGAACCAGAATGAGAATTGTTGGTAGTGTAGATACAAGTGAAGATAGACTTCAGACTCCAGTTGGTAGTACAACATACTATCAAGTACCAACAACACAACCAAACCAAAGTTCAAACATTGGTGGTGGTTCTGGTGGTTTAGGAATTATGATTAATCCAGAAACAAATAACGGATATTATTTTGAAATAGTTGCATTAACAGAAAAAAATATTGAGTCATATTTAAAAATTAAATCTGATGGGTCATCTGAAAATAATATTTCAAATGTTGTTTTTTATAAAATTAAAAAAGATAGTTCTGGAAACGCTATCCCAATAAAACTTTGGTCAGGACTAACTAATATTTTAGTAGATGACGGTAGATTTACTGGTCAGTACAGAATGTCTGGAGAAGAAAATCCAACAGTATATGATTTAGCGGTAGAGTATTCTAATGTTGGAACAACAAGAAAATTTTATTTATATATTAATAATAAATTAATTAGTATAGTTGATGACACAGATCCACTTCCAGTATATAATAATGCCTCTCTTTTTGTTAGAGGATCATCAAAATGTATGTTTGAAAATATTTATGCTTTAAATGAAAACTATTCCCAAAACACAGTTTTTAATGTTGCCGACTCTATATCTTCCGTGTTTGGAGCAAATCAAATTAATGCCAATTCAGCATTAAGAAAATATGCAATGAGCGGTATTGTTCAATCTACATATTTAAGCGGGATATCTAGTTTACAACCACCAAAATATAATATGTATTACGATGAGTTTGGTTCTATTTTTAGAGAAGTTGCATATTTTAATATTAAATACGATAAAGCATATCCAGCATTATATGCAAAAATATCCCCTACGCCAAATACAACAAAAGGATACGTTGTTTCTGGATTTCAAGCAGATTCATACGGAGCAGAATTTTTAATATTTAATGCAACAGATTCTGCACTTAATTTAGATGAAACTGGAGGAAATTATTTAAAAATTCAAGGAATAACATTTACACAAGACACCACATATACTGTGTCCGTAGATGATTATTTTAATAAAAAATCAAATTTTGCTGAATTAGATAATCTAGATAATAATACAATTAGGTCTGAACTAGTAAATATTCAAGACTACAATTATATAAAACAAAGTAGACTAAATCATGGTATTAGTAGTTTTACTTTAGAAACCCCATATATTCAAACATTATCTGATGCTGAAAATATTTTAGGTTGGATTGTTGAAAAATCAATGAAACCTAAAAAACTTGTTGGTGCAGAAATATTTTCGTTACCAATACTTCAACTAGGAGATATTATTCAAATTGACTATAGTAAAGATGGAGTAGATTTAATTTGTAGTCCAGACAAACAGTTTATTATTTACAATATGGATTATCAAAGAAATTCAGATGGCCCAAGCATGGTAGTATATTTGGCGGAGGTGTAAAATGCCAGGAGAAAATTCAGGGAATATGAATACTACTAGTAAAACTCCTAGTGCAGCAAATCTTCGTGAAGACAGAGTTTCGAATGCTTCAAACTATGTCACAACCTCTGCTGGAAATAAATTATCTGCAAGTTCTGCAAATGTTCGTGAAGATAGAGTTTCTTATACTTCTAATTATGTTCCACCAGTATCAAAAACAGTTGCTAATCCACAAACAAATAATAAAGATTGGACATCATACAGGGCTGAAGAAAGAGGGGATCCACCACCACCTAAACCAGCAGATAAAAAAGTAGAGATAGTGCCATTTTCTGGAACAATTATTGTCCCATCTGTTCCAGCAATTCCAATAACTTTACCACCACCGCCACCACCGCCACCTACTACCTATAAGGTAAAAGTTGCTACTCCAGAAATAATTTTATTTGATGATGAAACTTTGCCTATAGAAACATTGACAGACATTTTGTTTGAAGATATAGGAGGACAAGAACTTTTATCTATGTCTAGGCATGACATAATTAGTGGTGACTATATTCCTAACCAATTAATTAAAAATTTAACATCTTTAAATCAAGAATTTTCTTCAAAGCGTTTATTGAGTCTTCAAAATACTTCAGATAAATATTTTTCTAATTTTGGTATTAAACTAGAAAATAAAATACCATTTGTTGGTAACGGGGTAAATGGAGAAAATGTATACTTAGATGAATCTCAAAATATTGTTATTGAGTTAGTTAATTTAGATATAGATGAGCAGGTAGAAGTTCAACTAAGCATAGGTGGTACAATATATACTATAGTGCTTGGAGCGGTGGAATCATGATAACTAATACTGGTAAATACATTATTGCAAAATATTTGCTTGGACAGACTCCAGCATATGCCTCTTATATGGCCCTTGGTTGCGGTGTTAAGCCCCTAGATACATCTGATACACCTTTAGACTACTCCGCAAAACAAAATTTAGACTTTGAGATGTTTCGTATACCAATAAGTTCTAGGGGGTATATTGTAGAAGATGGTCAATCAAAATTAGTTCTAACTGCAGAATTACCAACCGAAGAAAGATATGAAATTTCTGAAGTAGGAATATATTCTGCTGGATCAAACCCATACGCTGCATCATATGACAGCAGAACTATTTTAACATTTACTCAGGGAGAAAACTGGCAACATGTATCCCCAAGCGCTACCACAGATATTGCAAGAATTACTCAGCCATTAGACGCAACATTTTCTGATAACGTTATTGAAACTACATCAAAAATTTTTGAAACCAATGCGGACAATAAAATATTTTATAATACAAATAGAGCATCACGATATGAACGTTGTCGATATTACAATAATATTATTGCCCTACGTGGAGATTCTTCTACAATGACAACTTCTGGTGGACATTTGGTTGTAGCAACAGATCCAGAATATATTAGAGCAACTGGAATATCTTTAGATTTTTCTAAAAATGCTCCATCAGATGAACTAAGACTTGCTTTTTCTGTAATTAATAAAGATGGAGATTCTTTATCTGTTCCAGATACAGTAAAAATTATTATTGAATTTACTAGTAGCACTGATGCAACCAAATTTTCTAGATTTGAAACAACTGTGGCAAATGGCACTGGCTCTGGACAACATGATTTTTCAACTAATAGATATTGCGTTATAACAAAAGAAAGACAAGAACTTTATACTACATCAAATTTTACTTGGACATCTGCTGATACCATTAATATTTATGCCTCAGTCGTAGATGGTGGAACTGAGTCAGATGATTTCTATGTTGTTTTAGACGCATTGAGGTTTGAAAACTTAAATACCCCTAACCCACTTTATGGATTAGTAGGATACTCAGTAGTTCAAAATGATACTGCTTCAACAATTATCAAATCTCCAAATACAAGCAATTATGTAGAGTTTAAATTTGCTATTGGTGTCGGATAATGGCAGACGCTGGAATTAAACAAACTATAATAAAATCATCAGATCTTCCACCAACATTAGGAGATAATGAAACTTTAACATATACATTAAGATATCGAATATTATCAGAAGATAAAAACAGATTCTCACATTGGTCTCCAATAAAACAAATAACAATAAATAACACATTTGATGAAACTGGATTTGATCCAAATAATCCAACAACAACAAGTATTCCATATAATATTGACGTTGATAATCAATCTCATATAGTTCATATTTCATGGACAATGCCTGCTCTATTAATTGTTAATCCTACAGAAGAAGAGAAATTATTACAGGCGCAACAGGCTGCAATTACAGAGTTTGACGTTTATGTTCAATGGGAAACGGATGATGTATTAAGTAATTGGACCTGGGTTGGAAAATCTACAAGTACTAGTTATTCTCTATCTTATCCACATGGATCAGGGGCACCAGATCATATTAAAATTAGAATACAAAAGGTAACTATAGTAAAAGGACCATTTGATGCAGCAACGTATTTAATTAGCAATTCAGAGAACTTAAACTGATATAATAATAAGAGGAGAAAAATGTCAAAAATACCATTACCAGAAAGAGGGCAACCTTTAGATGTAACATAT